CGGCACCGACGATCCGCAGCACCTCGTTGCCTTGGAGCACCGTGCGGGTGGGGAGGAGGGATTCATTCACGGATTGATGCCCAGCATGCGGGTCAACGCGTTATCGCTGCGCGTATCCGTCTGGGACAGCACCTGGGCACCCTGCGCCGCCGTCATCGCCGCTTGGCCCTGCTGCAAGGCCTGCTGCTGCTTGCGCTTCTCATTGCGCAACTGTTCCACTGCGTCGTCGGAGCGGATCATGCGGGGCGGCACGCCGAGCGCATCGCCGTACTCGTCGACCGTCTGGTCAAAGTCGACTTTATCCAGCACCTCCGGGTTCGCGCCGGCCAGATTGCCGACGAATCCGGCCATGCGCTCGATGGCCCCGGTTGCAATTGCCTGCTGGCTCTGCGCCAAAAGCGAGATGTACTCGACCTTCAAATCCGCACCCTGCAGCTCCGGCGGCGGATCCGGAATGGCGTTGGCCTCGACCATGAGCTTGAAGGTGCGGTCAATCAGTGGATCGAGCAGTTCTGTCTGGAGCCGTTCGAGCATCGGACCCAGGACGAGGAGCTTTTCCTCCTGCCTGACCCTGATCTCGGTGGCGGTGCGCACGTCGTCCTGCTGGCTGATCATCAGGAACAGATCAGCATAGAGGCCGCGTTCGATCAGTTGCTGGTGTCTTTGAATAAGCTGATCGAGTTCATTCAAAGGCAGATTGATTTGATACGCCGGCCGGAATACGTCGCGTGTCTGTCCGTCGACATAAGTAACGCCGCCGGGCAACAGGTTGACGACGCTGTTCTTCAATGCGCCTGGGGCCACCATCGGAGGATTGGTGACCTTGTCGACGCCCTGCGCCATGCGCCGCTGAAGCACCATCAAGGCCTTCACGCTGCCCAAAACATCCATGCCCGGGCTGCGGCCGTAGACGTCGGTGGCGCTGACATACCACCTGGGACACATCGCCGGAAAATCATCATAGCCGCTCTCGGAGAGCAGCTTGTCCTGATCGCCGCCGGCTTCGAAGTAAACCGACCGCCAACGCTTGTTGCGGCGATCCAGCTTGCCGTATTCGCGGTTGCGGTTCGGTTCGATGGCATGGACGATATCGATCCACGTGTCGACCTCGCCGCGCTTGCAGTATGTCTGGACCTGCCTGGAGCAATTCTGCTCGCCGAACCGCTCGACCAGCTGGCCGGCCGTCATGCGCAGTTCGCGGTACAGCGTATCGACCGTCAGCCGGGCGGAGTTTGCCAGCATGTATTCGCCAGCGGTCAACGGGTAGGCTCTGACCAGGTCGTAGGGATCGCTCTCGATAACCAGCGCCCCGGTGCCGAACAGCGCCAGCTCCTCATATGTCGAGGACAACGCGTTGTAGATGTTGCTGCGGTTGAACACGAGGCGCATTCGCCGCTCAGTGTCATGCAGCCACCAGCGAACCGGTGCCATCTCCGCCATTTCCGGATCCGGCGGGGCCAATCGGAACCAGGGCCTCGCCGGGCTGGTGATGCCGGCCATCATGCCGCTGACCAGGGTCCTTAGCGCGTAGGTCGCCGTTTCGTCGACGATCTTGTCGTTGATCCGGTCGCCGCGGTTGTTCGCCGTGCTGAGCCACCGGCCGGCCCGCGGGAGCACGTACTGGGCGAGGTCCTGCCAGTGCGCCAGCCAGCTCTGCCGCTCCTGCTTCAGCACCGCCAGCCGCCGCTCAAAGGTTAGCTTGGGGCGTGAGGGATCGTTGCCAGGACCGTAGGCCCTGACTGGCAGCATTCCGTCCGGCATGATTCCGTCAGGCCCCCAGCAGCGTCTTTAAGCCGGTCGTGGCATCTGTCGCCAGACCCTGCGCGCCGGTCAGGATCGTCGAGGCACGACCCGCCGCGAGCCGGGCCCGCTTGCGCTCGTCATCCCTGGCCGCCTGCACCACTGGCGATGCCATGGTCGGAGCGGGCGGGGGTGGCGTTGGAGGAGGGGGTGGTTTCGGAGCGCCGCCGCCGATGCACATCACGCAGCCTCGTATGGATTGTATTCATGCTGAACACGCGGCTGGCCATGAGCCACGGACTTCTTCGCCACCGGATGGCTGAACGACAAAGCCAGCGCATCGCCGCGGTCGGGCGATGCCAAGCCGCGCTTCTTCATCAGCTCTTTCTTCTCCAGCAAGATCTGACCCTGGAGGTTATAGCCGTACTCGACGCCCTCCAGATCCTGCCGAAGGTCGGGGCTGTTCTCGATAGCGCCACCGCTCTTCAGCCACTGGCGCAGGCGGCCATAACATTCCGCCCTCTTATTGGCGAAGCGCTCGCCGTCCGGATCGCTATCCGGGGCCGCACCGAAGTTGACGCCGATCACGTCATGGCCCAGCTGGCGCAGACGGTCGACCACGCCGCCACCGACACCGGTTTCGTCAACGAACACCGCATCCGGCTGCATCTCGCCGATCAGGGAGGCGACACGTCCGGCAAGGTCCATGGTGTCGATGCCGCGGTATGACCGGGCCGGCACGCTCTGGGCATCCCGCCCCCGCCGGAAAGCAATGACGCTGGCATCATCGCCGAAGCGGGCGACGTCGACGGACATGATCAGCGGGTCGTACAGCGTAGCCATGGGTTCGCGGCGCATGGCATCCTCGACCACGTCAGCGCCGATGAACTGGAGCGATCCAGCGCGCGGGAAAACGCCGCGGACACGAACGCGGGCGAAGTCCGAATCCTCGCCATAGTCGTCGATCCACTGCTGCAGCTGGGCCTTGTTGGTGATCGCCACCGTCCGGCTATCGATCTGCCGGGTGATCCAGCGATGCTTGAAGCGGCCGAAGGCCTCGCGGAACCGGCCGACGGTACGGGTTGGATTACCGAAGGCGAACCAGAGGATCTCGGTCTCGCGGTCGGTCAGCGCACCCTCCGAGACTTCCCAGATCGAATCAGGAATAGCGGAGGCCTCGTCCATGATCAGGATGATCCGGCGGCCTTGGTTGTGCAGGCCGGCGAAGGCCTCGGTGTTGCGCTCCGACCATGCGACAACGTCGATGCGCCATGTCTTTTCATGGGCAGGATCAGCCGAATACAGCGCGGTGGCGCTCAGCGTGAACCAGTGCTGCGTGATGCACAGCCGGTACCACTTGGCCAGCTCCGCCCAGGTCTTGCCCTTCAGCTGCTGCTCGGTGTTCGCGGTGACCACGCCGCGGGTATCGGAGCGGGTGCTCATGGCCCAGAGGATCAGCCACGCGACCAGGGCGCTCTTGCCGATGCCGTGACCGCTGGCGACCGCCACGCGCAGCGCTTCGTCGATGCTGAGGCCGTCGCGCACTTGGCACAGGATATCCCGCTGCCACGCATCCGGCCCAGCCTGCCCGGCCAGCTCGGCATCGCCCCACGGGAAGGCGAAGATGACGAAACGGAGGGGATCATGGCAGCAGCGAGCGATCTGCTCGACCAGCTCCAGCTCGACGTTACGAGCCATCGGCCTCGAATTTCTTGAGCCGTTCGGTTGCGGCATCCAGTGCGGTGGCGACGGTGACGGCACCGGAGTGCTCGACCTGCTGCTTGTCGCCCCACTTCTCGCGCCGCCGGCCCTTCAGCATGAAGATCAGCATGGTGTCTGACCCGCCATCAACGGCGCGCTGGATAGCGACGTCTTCCAGCCGGTCGGTACCCTGCTCGATGGCATCAGCGCATTCAGCAGCGAAGACCTCGTCTTCGGCCTTCCAGCGGAACAGTGCATCACGGCTGACATCGGCGGCCCTGGCGGCCAGCGTGTAGCTGCCGCCCTCCGACAATGCACGCAAAACGCGTGATTTGGTTTTGTCTGTCCGGATTGTCGTGTTTGCCAACGTCAATGCTCGTCGATGATGCGTTGTTTAGCGGCCTCGACCGCCTCACGCGGGCGGTGCTCAAGGTCGATCAGCCGGTTGTCCGTCGCGGAGCAGCCGGCGATCAGTCCGTCCAGTTTCGCTTGGATCGCCCGGGTATCGGTGTCCTGGGCGTATTGCAGGCAGAACACCATCAGGAACGTGATGATCGTGGTGACGGTGTTGATGAACAGCGAATGGCTATCGCTCCAGTCGAACAGCGGCCCGGTTGCGAACCAGATCAGCACCAGCGCGCAGGCACAGACGAAGGCGAGCGGCCTGCCGGTCCAGTCGGCAATGGTCTTGGCGATCTTGTCGAACATCAGGCACACGAAAGCCGGCGCGGATTGCTCCGGCCGGCTGATTTCACTGACACGATTGCTCGCATATCATCGACGTATCATTCTCGGTGACCGACGTCAAGCCCACAACTTACTCGATGCGCAAAACATCCGCGGCGACGGAAAGCGCGTGGCGCAGCAATTCCATAGCGCCGAGCTTGTGCATGCCGTGTCCGGCGTCGTTGGCATAGCGCTGCGGTGTCCAGTCCAAGCAGCAGCAATGGAAGGTTAGCGGCCACA